TTTATCATAGTCAGCTTGTAATTTTGCCTGTTGCTCTTGATACCACTTATACTCAGCCATAAATTGTTGCATTTCACTGCTTAATGCGGAGATTGTCCCACTTGCAAGCTCTGTATCCTCTTGAGATTCCAATAAATTCCTTACCTTTTCATACCCCTGAGAGCTTGAACTAGAACTGGTGAATGTCCCATCTTGGTCTGAGTTTCCAGGTATTTCATCAACCATACTCGCCATTTTGTTTTGTAAGGTTTTAACAGATGCATATATAGGAACTAGATATTCAGCTTCGTCAGGAAACTTTGTTATAGCGCTGTCACCATATGCAACAGCTGGATATGCTAATGTTTGAACAGTGGCTCCAGCACTTGATGGTTCAGGAAAAATACTTAATATATTATTTACTATCCACCAAACAGGATCTGATGTTGTCCCATATATCATTTCCGCACTATCTTGAGCTCTTCCACTCATAGACGAAGGGACTCTTCTACATGGTTGATTGATAGTTCCATCATCTCGCATCACTCCCAATACCTCCGACCCACCTAGGGTAAGGTATGTTGTGCTGTTATCCAGCGCATTTGATGTTGAATACATCAACTTTTTATCCATTGGTAAAGCAGTAAGGATTTCCTTCGCCCCATCGGTTAAGAACTGAGTTAGTTCTGTTTGCGTTGGGGAACTACTACCATCAATGGACAGGCTAGTAAGCCCTTCTACCTGCGCTTCAAAAGTAGCCATTTAAAGACTACCCTGTGTAAACTATAATTACTGCAACAGTGTAGGGTGCAACTTGAACAGAAGTCATGCTTTGTACTGCATTATTGGTACTGTCCAACGTCTGCCAAAATGTATTTATTTTTTCCGCTAGTGTTCCTGTAGTGCCACTATCTTGTGTTGTGCTAGGAACTGTCCCTACTATGATTTTTGTTAGCGTATTATAATCTGCCATTTTATCTCCGTTTTAACTTTTTAAAAACTTAGGATTTTGAGGGCAGCCCTTTATACGACTACCCTCCACCAATCCAAAGGTGTGTCATTACTGACTATTACTGATCAGCGAATGTTACGCCAGTGTCAGTTGCTGAAACAACAGTACCATTAACATACCAATTCACGCCATCACAGACCATCATTACATGAGTTCCTGCGATTGGTGTTAGTACACCCATCTTTGAGTTACTGTTACCATCTGAGTCTACAACTGCTGTATCGTCACCACCTCCATCGGTGTCATGTTGTACAAGACCTCCGATGAAAAAGTTAGTGTCAGACCCAGTATCGAATGTCCAATCTTGTGCATCAGCTGCTGTACCACCGTACCAAAATTCGTAATAAAGTCCATCTTCTTCAGACGGCATTGTAATTGTACAATCCGCTGTTAAATCTGGCATTACATGAATTTTACCACTATTATCTTTCGATAAAGTAATAGCTGCTGCATCTTGAACAGATACTATGCCTTTAGATACACCACCGAAACTTCCACTGTTAGGTTCTAATCCAGTTGATCTCATGATTTACCTCTAATTACCTTCTAGGTTATAGAGAGCATGTGATTCTGGTAAAGAAACCTCAAGACCCGCTTCAGTAAGGATCATGTCCTTACGAAGGTCTTCGTCAGCGTTCTGAACATTAGTTTCAATTTGAGTGTCACGGTTTTGACCGTTTCCAACTAATGGACGATAAGATACTTTGCCCATATCGATAATCGCCATGAAACCACTTGCGATACCACGGAATAGTGGTTCCTTCACAATGTGAAGATCGCCATGAATTGTTTCAAGGTTCATAACTTTATGTCCAAATGCACCTGCCCTTTGCTCCAGAGGAGCATTTAATTGGATTTGGGTACTAGCTGTTGACACATCAAGAAAACCTCCATCCCCAACTTTATTAAGTTGAGAGATAACAGGTAGACTTGCTAAACATAACTTTTCAGAAGAGCCTCCACGAGCTGGGTCAAAGATCACTTCAAGATCGCTTAAGAATCTGTCGTAAGTGAGCTCTGCTGTCGTCGATGTACGATAGTAAGGTGCTCCAGAAGAATATGAAAGTGCTGAATTATCAGCAGTTGGATTTGCATTTTTTACAATGTGTCCAACAATACCTTCAGTATACTGGATACCAGATACACGAGCACGCTGCCCAAAAAGCATTGCACGCTCAATATCTACTTTATGTTCACGAAGTTTAAGAGCCCAAATTCTATCCCACTCATTAGCGTATCCACGATAACGAGTAGCAATAGCTGTATTCGACATTTCAGCTGCGGTCTTAAAGATTTGAGTATAACCGAAGTCATCTTCAATATCATTTGACCATGCATCTGGTGACCCTGTTCCCTCTGCAAATGCAGTACCAATTACTTGACACTCATCATTGTCAGCAAGAACATTATAACCACTGACGTTAGTGTTTGATACATCAATAATCATACCGCTAAATGAAGAGTCTGAGCCATTATCAGTTACAGCACCATTAACTCTTACTAGAGTTTGTGCCCAACCGTTTGTATCATCAACGGTTTTAACTGAGAAGACCATACCTTTCGTTAACCAGTCAACACTTGTTGAACCAGTATCTACGGTAAATGTATATGCTGTACCTGCGCTAACAGCTGAACCACCATTAACAGCACCATCAAGATAGAAACTTCTTGTTGTCCAGTCAATCTTAGAACGATTTTCTAAGAAACGGAAAACAGGATCATCTGTTGGTGCCTTTGCTACCTTAGAAAGGTAAACAAAGAATGGAGATTCATCAGGTGCGAGCTCTGCAACTCGATCAGAAAAGTCGTATAACCGTCTTAGATCGGGTGCCTGCCCTACACCAGCACTGGTGGCTGCGGAAGTAATATCGCTAGATTTTTTTACTCCGACTGTATAAGCCATTTATATGCCTCCTTATTTGGAAAATAACCTTGCGTTATCCAAGTCTGCCCATCTTTGAAGCATTCAATACTCTGTCAAATACCTTACTGTCATCACTGACAGTTTCTGCTGGTTGGCCTTGCAATACCCCCGCTGATTGCGGAACCTTTTGCACGGCTCTTACAGCATCAATAGATGTTTGACCTTGTACTGGTGCTTGATTGACATCTTGCCATAATCTAACAAGGTTTCCTAATCCTACTGCCTCTTTTGGTTGCGCCGACCACTCTAAGAACTGAGCGACTTGATTGTCGTCCATATTGTGCTTAGACTTCAACTCGTTAACAGTAGTGTCTAGGAATTGTCTTTGTTGCGCTTCTGCCTCACGCTGTGCGAACTCATTCCGAATTTGATTAACAGCAGTCCCAACGGTCTCCTGTTCTTTCGCAACTCGGTGTTTGTACGACGGCGAATCGGGCTTATAATACGCATCCCAAGGGTTAAAGTCGTTCTCATCCAGTTGAGCTTGTTGCTCTGACCCACCACCAGGGTTAACAATCTTTTCTTGTAGCACCTCAACTAAATCGGGACGATTTTCGAGAAGCTCACCAATTGGTTCTAATCTTTTCAACCTATTGACCTCTGATTGAGACCTATCATACATTGATTGGAACTTTTTTGTTTCACCTTCCCAGTCTGTCCCAGCGTCTGGTGCTGCTTCAACAACCTCTGCCTCTGGGGCAGTAGATTCCTGATATGGTTCTTGACCTACTGATGTGTCCTGTTCTACGACAGTATTTTTGATTAACTCGGATTCATTTGACATTTTTGCTTAAACTCCTTTAAGATATCTCTACGCTTTTAGAGCTTGACTAAGACGATCTGCTTCACGCCGTAATCTCTCTGCTTCGAGCTTTACCTTATTTTGCATTTTATTGGATTCAACCCTTCTATCTGCCTTAGCATCTGAAACGATTTCAGATAGCCTTGTCTTGGTTTTTTCAACCTCAACACGCTTCCTATCGCTTACAGATTCTCTTCTGGCAGTCTGCAAGTCCCCTTGCAAATCTTTTACCTGACCTTCTAGTCCTTGAATTTGCTGTATCATTTGTTGTTTTTCATCCATCCTAGATAATATTCCTTCTTTATCAAATATCTCTGGGTTTTTCTTTAGAACTTCTATTCTATCGACTAGACCCATCTGATACGCTTCTAGATACACGCCCAACTCTGCCCACTTACTTGTAGGCAAGGTAGAGCCAGGTTCAATTCTTATATCGTGTTGGTCAAGCTTATATCGATCTTTTGCAATATCAAGTATTGGCTCTGTTTTATCATCGTATAAATTGACCGTCGCTTCATTTAAATTATTGTTTGGTTGGGCAATCCTAAACATCTTTTGAAATGTATAGTGCCCTTTCGCATAGTTATACAAGACCTTGCCAAGCCTATTAATACTAAATTCTATATCTCTTAATTTTGATTTAGGTCTTTCCTGACCCAAAGCCATCATTCTCTCTGTTCCCCTAACGGTTTCTGGCGCTTTTTCTGCAAAACCGTGCATCATCTCAGGTAAGCCAAATATAAAATCAATATAAAACTCACATTGTTGAATCAACCTATAAAACTCAGCAGCTAGTGGTTGTGGAGCTGGAAAGTGTGGCTCTCCTTGAGATGAATCAACCTCAATAACCGCATTTGGGTTAGCCCAGTCTTTTTCTAGTTGATTTAAATCTTCTACACTTCCTAGAGGTACTAATAACTTTAACCCAGCTGATGCTTGTGCGTGAGACAAAGCAAGTGACCAGACTTTATTAAGAAGTCTCTGCATGGGTCTTGCTCTAGAAACGTCAGATTTAGGATATGGACTTTCTGTCCAAACATTAGGTAATGGAACTATTGGGTAAATGTCTGTATTAAGTACAGATTCATATAATACTATCTCTCCTAGAGTAGCACATACCTTTACTCTGTTTTGTGGAACTTCTACTATCTGGACCACTCCATTTTCAATAATCTCTGCATTTTCCTCCATATAGCGCTGAATATCCATTTCGTTAAATACATATTCTTTACCACTTCCAGTGTCTAACACTCTATAAAAAGGAACCTTTGTTTTGTAGTATCTCTCCAGTATCTGATATTTTCTAAATTCATACTGGTCTAAATATTGTGTTTCCGCAGGTGTATATACCTGCATTGAATTCTTGTTTTGCGTATTTGGGTAATCTTCTTCACGATATGCTGATACGCTATCAATAAGAGGCTTGATTTCCTCACCAGTTTCTGGGTCTTCTTCTATCGCCAATTCGGGATAGAGGGCGACCACCTGCTCTCCAGTTAATATAGTAGACAATAAAATGCTTTCAGCGTCCCCGAACCAACGATCTCTCGATGATGGTGGGACATACACCCTAAATGGATTAACGTTTGTGAACTTGACATCGCCCCTCCCGAAATCTGACTCAGTATCAACGTATACATACAGATA